CAGCCATGGAAACGTCCGAAATCTACCAATAATCGCGCGAGTCTGGGCGTCAGAATCAAATGGCAACCAAAAAAAATAAAATAATCGCCGCAGAAAAAATAAATGTTCGCGACATCGTCGAGAAATATATTTTGGATGTCGCCGCGGGAAATATAAAAAGCAATCTCAGTTTGCACGGCTGGGCTGTCGCAACGGCGCCGCTGCTGTCTGGCTGGGCGTGGCACAAAGTGCAAGCGTACGCAGACTTCGTAGCGCTTGTTACTCAGGCGGCTGGAAGTAATGCGGGCAAGCCTTTGGTACTTCTGCCTTGGCAATGGGCTGTTGCTGCCCAGCTGTTGGCAGATCCTGGCTGTAAGGCGCTGCTAGTTGTTGTTGCACGCGGCGCTGGGAAGACTGAGCTAGCGGCTTCGATGTTGGCGTACGTCATGATGATTGGCGGCGCTAGTCAGCAGTATTACGCCGTGGCACCCAACCTGCGGGCGGCTTGCATTGTGTTTGACCGTCTACGCACCATGACTAGGGCGCTTGATCCAGAGGTGACGTTTAGCGACGCGACCACAATAAGCAATCAAGGCGGCTGGATCCGCTGTCAAGGCTCTGTCATGCGCGCCCTGCCCTGCACAGAGACTGCGATGGACGGCATCAGCGCAAGGCTGATAGTTGCAGATGAGGTAGCGAGAATGGAAAAGGGCTTTGGGCGAGTGGTCACGGGGCTATCTAAGGATCCTGCTAGCCAGATGCTTTGCATATCGACGCCAGACGCAAGGCAGCGCACGCGGTCTATCTGGCCGTACTGGTCTGCATTGCAGGCGCATTATGTGCAGGGCGCTGAGCGTCCGGCTGGTTGGCGTGCAATGCTGTTCGGACTAGACAGCGACGACGACGCACTAGACCCAGACAACTGGATCAAGGCGCAGCCGTCGCTAGGCGTCACAGTTCAGGCGGCAAATATGAAGGCGTCTATTGAGGCAATGATGGGTACGCATGATCCTGAGCAAGTAGCGGAATGTGATATGCAGATTCTCGCTAGGCATAATGACCGTTTAAGCGGCGCTATGGATCTTTCGATCTTGGATAGGCAGATGCTCGAAGTAATTGACTGGGACAGTCTGCGTGGCGCCCCTGCCGTTATAGCCATTGACTTGGCGCGCGGCGCACAGCTGGGCGACCATGCGAACCTATCTAGCCTCTGTCTAGCCGTATTCGACGTCAAAGCAGAGCGCTACCGTTATAAACTTATTCATTGGTGGGCAGGACAGGACATCGTTGGCGATGAAAAGCGCTGTCACCAACCTCTGCGGCAATGGGTAGCGGAGGGACACCTACGCCAGATGTCAGGCGAGATCCACGATATGCACGTAATCGAGGCAGCGGTACTCGACCTTAGCGCTACATATTCCGTCAGGCACGTGGGAGTAGATCCCCTAGCGCATCAGGAATCGGCGTTAATCGACTGGCGCCGCCGCGGCATCACCGTAACGGCAGTCGAACAGGGAATACGCACTATGGGGCCAGCTTGGGCGCTGTGGACTGACGGTATACGCGGGCGAAGTATTACACATCAGAAAGATCCAGTACTGCGGGCTTGTTTAGGCGCCACCAGAACTATTCAAGATAACGCTGGCAACGTTCGACCCGTGAAGGGCCGCAGCTCTGGAAACATCGACGCTGTTATAGCGTCCTGCATGGCGGCGATGCTGTGTGAACGGTTCAATGTTGCGCGCGTTTCGAGCTATGAGACGCCAGGCGGCGTAGTAATCTGATGCCCCACTATTGAATATGCCATAGTAAAAAAAATTTTCGCAATTTACTTGACAAGTTTTGGAGGGTAATAGTTTGCGGGCGTGAGTGTCTTTTCACGTCTGACAGGATGGTTTGGAAATAATACTGCTACGTCATCATATCTAACGGATATTGGCGGCACTTTCTCAGCGACTACAGACGCTCGCAACAACATTCCCGCTGTACTGCGCGCCATCAATTTACTAGGTACTGACCTTGGAAGAATCGGTATTGAGTGTTGCCGCGCCGATGGCAGCTACGTCGAATGCCCCGCTAGCACGCTGCTGACTGGCGAAGCGAATACCTACCAATCTGGCCACGCTTGGCGGGCTTGGATGGTGGCGTCTGCAATTACCAACGGCTGCGGCTATTCGTTTATTCAGCGAGATAATCGCGGCGACGCCATCGCACTATGGCCGCTATTGCCAGGACGCATTGCCGTTATCTGGTTTGGATTCGAGCCACGTTTCTTGATGGATGGGCAACAGATCGACCCATTCAACATAGTGCAGCTCATGGCTGGGACTGGCTCAATGCAGAATCCGTATTCGTGCGTGAGTCCACTAGTCCGCTGCGCTTCTGCGCTGTCGCTGTCGATACTTCAGGAGCGAGTAGCTACGTCACTCGCTGAGTCTGGACGCGTAGGGAAGATCTCGATTACCCATCCTGGCACGCTGTCGACTACTGCCAAGCTAGATTTAATCAGCGGGTATATCTCGAAACACATTACGCCAGAGGGCGCTACACGGCCGCTAGTTTTAGATGAGGGCGTACGCGTCGAGCGCGTGGGCGACGGTGCGCTACCTGGTTTACTCGAAGATCGAAAATTCCAAATTATGGAAATCGCGCGGGCGCTTGGAATACCGCCGCAGATGCTTTATCAGAGCGATGCGGGCGCGCTCAGCTCACAAATCGAAATGCAGCGGCAGTACGTCGAGGGAACGGTAGCGGGATGGGCTGACCGCTTCGCTACTTCGCTCAGCTCAAAAATTCTACCGCAGGGCGTCAAACTCAAATTTGAAGTAGGCGACTTGATGCGCGGCAATATGCGCGACGTCGCTGCTTCGCTTAAAGATCTTGCGACTACGGGCGTGCTATCACGAAACGACGCGCGAGAGATGTTGGGTCTGGCGTCTGTCGATGGCGGCGAGCAACAGCTCACCCCAGCAGCTTCCGCTTCCACAGCGCCAGACTCGACCAAACCAACAGGAGATATCGAATGATTGAATACCGCACAGTCGATATCGCATTAGAGCCAGGTGATAAAGACAGCATGAAAGTTGGTGGTTATGCGGCGCGCTTCAATGTTCCATCGCTGCCGCTCATGATTCGCGGCCGCCAGATGCGCGAGCAAATCGACCCCGCTGCTTTTAATAACTCGCTGAATGATCCAGATATCTCGCTGTATTGGCAGCATGACAGCAGCCAGCCACTAGCAACAACTCTTAGCGGTTCGCTGAATATGCGAACAGATGAAGAGGGCTTGATCTTCGATGCGCTGCTAGCTGACACCACGCTAGGCAGGGACGCTATGGAACTGTTACGCCGCGGCATGGTGCGGCAAATGTCGTTCGGCTTCACGGTTCGAGAAGACAAATTCGACGGCGATCTACGCACACTTCTCGACGTCGACCTAGCTGAAATTTCACTCGTTGAACGCGCCGCGTATCCGCAAACAAATGCGGACGCGCGCGCGCTCTCTCGTTCTCACTCATTCATCACAAAGCGCACAGCGCTACGTCTCAAAAATTGGAAAGGCACACTATGAAACTATCTGAAATGTACGAAAAACGTAAGGCACTCAGCGGCGAAATTGACGTCCTGACGAACGGAACTGTAAAGCTCGACGCCTCAAATGAAAGTCGCGCGGCGGCAATGCTTGACGAACTCGACCACATGGACAGCGAAATCCGTCGCGTTGGTCTGCGTGATCGCCTCGACGGCGGCGGCGTTACTTCAAATCTTGAGACTGGGCGCCCAGCTGCGTCTCATAAAACAGAATTCCGCGACTGGATCTGCGGCGGCTTTCGCGACAACAACGAATTCGAAATGCGAGCTTCGAACGTAGCAGACTTCGGCGCAACGACAACAATCGCTAGTCCACTTTTTCAGCAAATGATGGATCGTATGAGCGTCGTTCGCGGTCTTGCAAATGTCATTACTACGGACAGCGGCGCACCGCTTCGCTTCTACCGCCAGACTGCCCAATTTGCAGTCGCTACGGCTGTAGTCGCAGAATCTGGCGCATACATCAGCAAAGATGTTGATAATGACCCTGTAGACTTTACTCCTACAAAAATGGGCTTTTTCACTTCGGTTTCAAACGAAGCGCTTACAGATATGCCGTATGACGTCGCGAGCGAAACAATTCGCCAGCACGCCGAACTTCACGCAACGAATCGAGACTTGAGCTATTCAAACATCACCTACAACGCATTTGCACAGCCGATTTATGACAACACGGCAAGTGTTGGTAATGTGAATTCTTCAACGATTTCTTCGGCAACAAACATTACTTTGGCAGAAGCTGCTACTACTGTCTATGCCTCTGGTCTGTTGCCGACATACTTAAAGGATTCTTCGTGGCTCTTGCCAGTTTCGACATGGGCGGGAATCATTTCACAGGCTTCCGCAAACGTTCCAACATTCGGCCAAGGCGCGAATTACTCAGTAGCGCGCGACGGTGCCGGAATGTCATTCATGGGCTTCCCAGTTTACATTTCTGCGAATCTTCCACAGACTGCATTGACTACTGTGCGCTTTGGAGTGTTCGGCGACATCGGCCGCGGCTATCGAATCGTGGAAATGTCTACGGTTCCTTTCCTCGCCAATCCTTACATCCTTGCTGCTAATGGTCAAGTGCAGTTCCTCTCGACTACGCGAAGTAGCGGGAAGATCATGGATCGAAACGCAATGGTTTCCTTGTTCAAGACGTGATTTATGCCCATCTTGATCACTACAGCAGATGCAAAGAGTCATCTTCGGGTTTACCACACCGAAGATGATTCTTATATCGCATCATTAGTCCAAGCTGTTTGCATTGAATGGGAAGAAGTAACGCATCAAAACATTGGGCAGGGGTTCATTACTGCGACCCCTGCCCAGCGTTATTTAGCGCAGCCAGACGATGGCGTATTTCGTCCGTACTTTAATCCAGTAGATACGACGATTCAGCCAACCTTTACTACAGACGCCCTGCCAGGCTCACCAATAACCCCAACAGAAGCTTGGGTGAAACTCGACGGCGCAGCTGCTTACGTTGTCGGTACTTCACTAACAAACAATGTGAACTACACATATCCGCTGTCCTTTGGCTACACGCTTACTACAGCGTTTAACGCAGAAATAAAGCAAGCGCTATTGCTTCGTGTGGGTTACTTCTACAGCTATCGCGGCGATGATCCTTCGCCGCCAGACATGAAGGGTTGGCAGATGTTGGTAGCCAGACATCGGACTGGGGCGCTCATTTGATACCGATGGGAATGATGAGAGTGAAGGCCGCTATATCTAGCCAAGCTGTCAATACATTTGACACGCTTGGGCAAAAAATATTTGGCGCAACAACGCTACTTTATACGCCGATAGTTCATGTCGAGAGCGCTGAGCGAAACGACAAAGTAAACAACATGGGCAAAGCTGTAGTTGAGATGACCTACATTAAAGCGCCCTGGTATCCAGGACTGAAAAACGGAATGATTGTGCAGATTACTGACGGCGCAGTAGTGACCTCATATCAGATTCAATCAATTGAAGATGACCGCATGAAGCACCGATTTGTACGTCTGGGACTGACGAGAGCGGAAGAAGCAGCATGATTCAAGTATCTTTATCACCTCAGGCGAAAAAGAATCTTGATAGGCGCATAGCCAATATCAAATGGACGCTGCTAGAGCAAGCGCAATACAGAGCGATGTTGAAAGCCAATAACATCGTAAAAAAGACGCTGTATAATGAGTGGGCTACTGCACCGTATTACCGCGAAGGCAGGAAGCTACACCGTAAGGCAATTCTTGAAAATGTTCTAGGCAAAATCAAGCGCCCAGGAAAAGCCCAGATAATTGGCTTTACAGGAATAGGCAGAAAAGACCGCTACACGTCCGTGGTAAACATTCTTGATCCTGGCTTTATTGCGCGTACAGGCGCATTGATCCCAGGAAAGGGAATACGCCCAAAAGTATTCTTGACTGCACTTAAACAAGCAGAATTGTTTACAAAGTACCTAGGCGAAACTGCAAAGAAAATGTTGGCGGGCAAATGAGCGCAGCAGCATTGATTTACTCCAAATTGACTGGTGATTTGGGCTTTGTGTCTATGCCAGATCTGCGAAATGCTTCGCAGACGATGATAACCAGTCTACTCATTTATGAAGTTAAGTCAGAGGACATGGAAACGGCAATACCTGCAAATATCCAGATATGGAAATCGAGTATTGACGTCTACATAATCGCTAGAGAATTAAAAACCACAGCAGACATTCTGCAAGTGCTGACTACAGCTCTGAACGGCGAAAGTTGGAGCGACGGTACAGACACCGTTTTTTCATGCAGGGTTACAGGGGCATCGCATGGGTATTTAGAAGAATCCACACCTGGCGGCGCTGACCGTACGCGCTACTCAATGATCAATCTTTTAATGTTCCACCAAAACTAACTACAGGAGTATTCAACATGGCATTCGTACCACAGACAGGCACCAGCGCAGTCATCACGCTCGCAACCATTCCCTTTATTGTGCAGGATGGCACAATTAAACTAGAGAAGGAAGCGATTGAATGTACGCCGCTCAGTTTCTTCTATAAAGCATTCTTGCCAGGGCGAATCAGCGGCACTATGTCGCTGAATTGTTTTCTTTCTGCTCAAGTTCCAGCAGCTGCAACAGCTTCAGCGGAAAAGACAGCGCAGCTTGCCTTCCTTTCACAGACAACAATCCCCGCAGCAGTCGCGTTTACCTATCGCGACTCGCTTTCTGTTTGCACTTATGCAGGAACTTGCATTGTGACTTCGTTCACACAGACAACAAAGGGCGACAGCGCCGAAATGGTTGCATTTGAACTGCAAATTACTGGCATAGTCACAGCATGATCAGCGACCTATCAAAGGTAGTTCCCGCTTGGCGTGTCGCTAGGTCTGTCATTCTGGATAGAGATATTCAGGTGCGGCGACCAACTATCAGCGATGTACAGCTACCAATCGTCGAGCTGTGGGCGCGACTAGTACGCGACGGCGACGGTAGCGCATTGTTTCCTATGGGCTTCAAAGCCTCTGAGGCAGATCCCAAATTAGTAGAGGAGATTTGCGCTCTAGCTACAGAGAACCCTACTCAGGCGGGCGATTAGATCGCCTGCTGGCAGAAGGACTGGTAGACGGTAATGCAGACATTGGCGCACTCGAAAAGCCAGTATTTGCAGAGAGAGTCGAGCATCTTTTAACGGTTATCGCTTGCGCTTTGACAAAATCAGACTATAAAAAAGTGGCGTATTGGCTACAGGAAAAATCAGACATTAACAGCGGCTTTCAGGAAATGATTAAACATGCAAATAGCAGCGGAAATACGTCTACCTCTCACCATCGTCGCTGATGGAACAAAGGCAGTAGCCCAGCTCGAAAAGTTCAAGGGGCAAGCTGGCAGCATTAGCCAGAAGCTGCGTAGCTTTTTCCAAGGGGAAGCGTCTGGCGCTGTTGGAATGCTTAGCGGATACTTTGGAATTCAGGGCGCTATCAGCGGATTAAAAGAGCTGTACGCGATGGGGCAGCGCGTTAATAAACTATCTGAGACATATTCGCCAGATGCTGCAAAGGCGGGCGCACAGCGAGATATCGCACAGCTGCAACATGACAGGACTCTAGCCGTGCAAAACGCGCCGAACGCCGTCGAGGATGCGAACAGAGCGACCGAAGCGCTACAAAATAAAACGAACGCCTTGCCAAACTATGCTTCTGCATTTTCTACTTGGTTTGGCGGAGTCTATTCAATCGCAGAAAATAACGCTAACGCACTTACTGAATTGCTACGCGGCGATACAGAAACAGCTAAAAAATCATTTGCGAAATCTATTGCTCAGGCTTCTGATTCATATCAAGTAGGTCTATCTGACTTTGGACAGCAAAACATCTTAAAAGTAAGCAGGGCAATAGCACTTCCAGAACTTCCACCCGAAGTACAGGCACAGAATGCACGAATAGCAATGCCGCAATTTGATCCAGTCAACGCCGCGGCAATTGCAGCAAATGATCCATTTGCAGCGACAAACGCAGAAGCGCTACAAGTAATTGCCAGAAATACAAGAGGCCAGCGCTAATGCCAACAGTGACTATTACAAATTGCGTACGAACGTCTAAGCAACTACACATTGCACAGAAAGGCTTAGCGTCTCGCTACTCTGAAATCTATACGCTGACTACAACAGGATACGCGAACGATTCGCCGCTAGGGCAATTAGATGTAGCTGTGTTTCCTTCTACTGGCCCAGAAAACAGCACGAAGCCAGTTATACGCACTCGATATATAGACGACAGTAGATTTGTTTGTACAGGCATCACATACAAGCAGCTCAATGTAAATACGTTCCAAATGGACGTTGAATACACAGGCTATATGTACGATGGCTTGAATCTTGACGGCGAAGCGGCACCAAAGGGCTGGCAAAGACTTTCTAGGCGCTGCTCGTTCCGTAATGTGCAGCTATGGACATACCCTTCAGCACTTCCATCAAATTACAATGCAGCATGGCCACCTACCGCAGTCATTGCAGGAACTCCAGTCGACATGATGGGGACGCCAGAAAATTACCGCGTATGGCATCACACTCTTGAAATTGAACTACATATTGACCGCAGCTACGAAGCTGCCAACTCAAACCCAGACGCTTTCCCCATCGAATGGAATCAGCGACTATTCAAGCGAAATTCAGTTTCATTTTTAAGTTACCCTGCTGGTACTGTTGTTTTCACTGGATTCCAGCAAGCAATGACGGAAGATCCGTGGGACACCTATACGCTGAGCTTCTTGGCTGATCAATGGGGACATCTTGAACAGCGAGTAATCCCAAATGTTACTGGCGGCGTGCTGATGACAAACGTCAGCACTTGGGCAGGCAAGCCAATTAAACAAGCAGACGCTGCGTACTGGTATCAGCCTTGGAATCGCACCGTAGCAAATTCTCTCTATAACTTAAATTTGCTATCGCCGTCAGCATCATTCGATGAAATTGAAACGCCTTCGCCTGCATGGGTTGGCTATCCATGACGATTTTTAACCCATACTTTACGACTGGGCTTCCTGGCTTATCTGCGACGGTATCAAACAACATTGCAAAGCAGACTCAATTCGTACAGGAAGCGCGCGATCCAACAGCTGCTTCGCCGTTTGGTTTTAACTTGCCGAACTGGATGGGATTCATAATCTCAACAACAGTTTTAGGGCCGAACAGATGGAACTATCGAATACAGAAAATTAACCTCACCGCGACGCCTGCAAATGTTGCAACGAATACAGCAGTACATCTTGATCTGTCTGCATATGTCACCCCTGCTACCGATGTCCCTGCATATAACCTTTGGGAATATCAATCGCTCGCAACTGGCTTGCTAGCTGACGGAACACCCATTGCAAATATCCCTGCTGGGCTGACTGTGCAGCCAGTAGGCGGCGTTGTCATGGTCTATCAATGGCTGAACTCAGAAGGTACGGTCATATTCGTATTTGATCGCCCAAACGGCTTGGGTGGAACGTGCGGCTAAGTCTTCTACTGCTAGTACTTCTCTGTTCATGCAGCAGCGGCGAAAGTAAAATTGCAGAATCGTCTACTGATATCTCATCGCTAGCGCATTCAAGTAGAGCTAGATTTGAAATTATCTATAAAGAGGCAGGCAAGCCAGACGCAGATACAAAAGTTATTCAGTCAGAGTCCCTAGGCGGCATTGACGAACAGGGCAAGATACTTGAAGCAATCAATGCAGTTATTCGCGCGCTGCCAGACGTCCAGAACGTTGAGAGCAAATGGCTATCTATGCTTGCATATCTCATTGGTTTACTGTTCGCCGTCGCTTTTATTGTCCTGCTATTCCAAAGCGGCATAGGCGCATGGATTAAAAGTGTGTTCGCAGTATTCACAAGAAAAAGGTAACGATGCCTAATTTATATATCGGCAAATGCTCGCCATGTGCAATTCCTGCTGGCTGTTATAAGCCGTGGATCAAGGGCATGAGCTGCGACGGGTATGATTGCAATCCACCCAAATCAATCCGTACGAATTTTTCTATAGGTACTGATTTTGTATTTTCTACATACGGCTCATTTGGCCCTTCAGGCGGCAATCCATGCCTATATAATGGCATTGATCCATACCTAGGAAGTTCGACAATAACAGGGAATTGTAATGCTTTCCCTGAGGGGCAGGATCCCTGCTGTTGCGTAGTGCCTAGCGCTTCTGGTTGTCCTAATCCAGCGGGCGGTACTCAATGTAATTGGTTTGTAAATGACACAAACACCCCTGGCGCATTCTTTGTAAATTTTAATTTGCTATGCAATAAGACTGGCGTAGATCTAGCGCCCGATACGTGCGAGGAATTGAACTACTCATCTTGCTGCGGCTTCTTTGGTTCGGCAAATTGCGGCTCTGTTGCGTGCGGCTGCGATCTTCTCTACGGCAATACTACTTGCGTACGCGACGCTATAGCTACTTTCTTTGGTGATCCATGCGGCAATGCTTCGGGCTGTCCAGGCGATGCCGGATTCGTCTATACCACAGAACCAGTCATGACCAGCTATTACGGATTCGACGCAGCTCTTGCGGATAACCCAAGTCTAGCTGGTGATCCAGTAGGGACGTATCAAACAGCGCTTACGTTTAATTCATTGACTGGGGATACGTTTACTGCGCGCGTTCGGCTGTACGATCACTTGGTAGATCCAGCTATAGATCCACCATCAATGTTGGCAGGCTTTGCAGGCTTTGGCGGCGGCCCGCCAGATAATGACATCACTACATTCTGGGGCAACTTTCCAAATGGCCCATACTCGCCAAACAACGCGGGCGGCGGCTATCTGCCATGGGTGACCATTACGCTGACGATGACTAGCGGCCCGTATAACGGCATCATTTACAATTACGGTTTCTACGGTACGGCTGCACAATTTGCAGCATGGGCGCTGATAAATTGGGATCCAGTCAAGACAGGCAGAATCTCTATTGTGGGAAGTCCAAACTATTGGATGGGGCTTCGCGTACCGCCAGACGCACTCAATACAACGACTGGACAATATCTACCCATTCATGAATTTAGACGCATCATGACGCGCACTACTACAGCTGGCGGCGTTGCAGGATGGATGCCAGACAATAGCGACGATTGGACGCTGTTCTCGACCACGACAACAAATGTAGTTTTTAAGTGTCGACTACAGCATTTTTACAAATGGCGCACAGAAACTTTCATGTATGACTATCGCGCGCATGGGATGAGTATTGACGGCATTTCGACTGCGCCAGGGACTTGCTGCGATTTGCAACATTGCAACAGAACTAGATCTTGGTATGGAACTTCTGTTGCTGGCGCGCCATGTGAGTTTACGCCTGGCGGGATGTCTGTAGATGATTCTGGGACGTGTAACGGCACAGCACCTAATCCACCTGGCCCAACCGTGCATACTGACTTCTGCTATCCTTCCAAGTGTGCGTATGGATGGGTAGGCACAGTCACAGGCAAAACAGATTCGACGTGCGTCGCCAGTCAATATAATGTTGACTTTAATTTTAATTTTGTCAATGATGTACCTACTTTTGACTCTTATCAGGGATGTATATTTCTATGATGAATGCAGAATCATTAAACTCTTTAGAGCGCTCGCGCAATCGTCCAGAATTCCAGCGCCCTAAAAATGAAATGAAGCCACAGCAGCCACAATCGAAACTAGACGGCGAAACAGAAGCGCAGTATGTCGAGCGTCTCACAGCTGAATACAAAGCCAAAGCAAGCGCAACTACCCCGCCTGCGCTAATGGCGCGCGCTGTGTCGTTTATTCAGGCGATGGCGTCTAAAGTATTCGAATCGCCAGCGACTGAAGAAATGCAGGCGGCGCGGCTGAACACTTGCTATTCCTGCGAATTCTTCCAAGTCGCGTTTGATGCGCCAGAACAGGGCGGCCATTGTGCAGCGTGTGGATGCGGCAAAAGTAAGATGACTAGCCTGCCAGAGAAGGCGAAGATACTAAAATCATCCTGCATTAAAGGCTACTGGGACATTTCTATATCAATTGACCCAGACGCCTTACCTTCTTTTTCTCGACGGGCGGAGTAATCCCATCACAGCGCTCAGCCTGCGGGCGCATATTCGCGCCGTACGTCACTACGAATCTCTCTATCTGGGCGAATGAACGGCAGCGAATGTCTACATAATTCTCGCCGTCTTCCTGCCGCACAGCGATAATCGAATCAGCACGCCGCGTATATGCCCCTGCCCCAGCTGCCGCGTCGACTACCGTTCGTAGCGTCCCAGACATCTTCGGCGTGTGATGCACTATGCACAGAGCGCAGGCATATTCCTCGGCGACCTTGACCAGACGGCTCATTATGTGCGTCGCTTCGGCGTTATCGTTCTCGTTCGCTATGGGAAAATATGCACTCAGCGTATCGATTATGCATAGGCGCGCATTCGATTGGCTAATCCCCTGGGCGATGATGTCAATAGCGTCGCTGACAGTTTCAGGCGATTTGCCACGTTGACAAAGTACGGACAGTTTCCCAACCTCTCTAGGCGAATTGAGGCGGCACAGACGGAAGCGCTCGGCGAGCATTTCGCGCGATGATTCGGCGTCCAGATACAGCACGTCGCCCGCCGCACATTCAAGCGCGCCCATGAACCTAGCGCCCTCAGTAATCGCCATCGCTAGATCAATTCCTATCCAAGTCTTATTGGCTTTCGCTGCGCCTATAAGGAGCGCTACTTCGTTCACGCGCAGAACGCTCTCTACTAGGACTTCGCGCGGCTGGACTGTCTCAAGGGCTTCTAGGTCGTCCAGAGCCACACGCTGATATGTCTTAGGTGTGAGCTTCTCGAGCGCTCTTACATTGGCTTCAAATTCCAGATAAGAGAGGTAGGCGGCGCTGCGTTCAGTCTCTCGTATAAGACCGATTGCAGCGCGCGCTACCCTCTCTGCGTCGTCAAGTCCGCTGGCCCTGCGGACTCGACGATAGATAGCCATGACGTCATGAAACGTTGTTTCATTTTGCATTGTGTTCTACTTAATTAAAAGGGAATATCTTCAGGATCTACCGAATGCTTGGGACGCGTCTCGACTTTTCGAGTATCGCGTAGCGGTCTAGTCTCTTTTGGAATGTCTGGGTAGACCCGAATGCAGGGGACTTGCTTTCCTGCAAAGTTCGTTTCTTCCTTACACAGCTTTACGCTTCGCCCTACCCAGCGTTCTGTATCGCTGCCAAATGCCCCTGCTACGCGCTTTAAATTCGTCTTATTCAGGACGACGCTACCGAATTCAGTCGCCATAATGATTCGCTCGCCGTCGTCAAAATCCTTCGTAGACGAACCAGTAACAGTCGTTACTACGTCCCCTTCGTCCAAATCTTGCGCTCTTAAAAATGCCCCTTGCATAAATTTTCCTACGTCCATTTTAGACCCCTTCTGGTTTTGGTTTTACTAAACAGATTGATACGTTTTCTTCTTCCAGCATTGACAGATGATCGTCACCGCAGATGCTGCGGATGACTGAGATCTTCCAAGGATTGGCAGTCAATGCGCCGCGCTCGCCGCGGCTGAGATAGTCGAATGATCCACCGGCGAACTGAATGAGACTGTCCACCGTTCGCATATCGTCGCGTACTGAATAGATCTTCTTCTTTTTCAGCTTCAGCCCAGTACCACACTCACGGTAAATACCGTTCGGTCTGGACTGTAAGAAGAAGAACATGAATTCATCCTCTACAGCGTCTGCGTACTGCTTCGATACGCGGCGTAGATCTACCGCAGCGTCATACAGCGCTAGCGATTCTTCTTTATTGTGGCGATCAGGATCTAGCGTTGGCAGGACGTCCAGCAGCTGGGCGACGCTGTTTTTAAGTATCAGCATTTCGCTTATGCAGTCATGGATGTTCAAAGTGGCCTCCATACTGATACCCATCCCGCATGGGTTCCATTGCGAATACTTTTCACTGGTGGGTAGATATCGCTGTCTTTAGAAAGATTCTCAATTACTTTGCGCTTTGCATATCCACCCATTACAGCACCGATACCCTTTGTGCTTTTACCTTGACGAAAGTTAGGTAATAGTTGCCAAATGTCGTCAGTAGTAAAATTTTTCCCTAGATCGCAAATTGCATACAAAGCATCTTCAAATTCCTGCTTCTCATCTTCAGTCCAAGCATTTGCAGAGTTTTGAGAGTTTTCCAAGCCTAATTCCATCCCATTTCGTACTAAGGCATCACGCAGTCCAGGGGACTTTTCTAGCGACGGTACATACTTAGGCGGTAAGTCTGGGTGATCCTGAACAAAGTTAAAAAGCTCGCTCATTTCTTCCGCCTAACTACATCCTCTGGGATGTCATTATCAGCGAAGGCAGTTTCAAGCAGCACCAACAGGCACAGCGCGCAGAACAGAATAAAGATGACTTCTGTCATGGGTTCCCCGCATCGCTTCCACGATCTAAGTCGCGAATGATTACGCCGCCCGTTTCACCATCGCCCCAGATGGCGCTATCGACTGTGCGGATGTAAGAATGCAGCGCTGTGATATGGCCTACCGATTCTGTTGCAGGCTCTCCTTTGTCATTCGACTGGGCTTGCATGAGCAGCCTGCTCAGGCCGTGTCTGGCGTCAATGATTGCCTGCAATACGCGGGCAGCTGCTATGGGATCTATCAATTCTTTGGGCATGGGATTCCTTCCTCTAGGTCTTCAGAGTGAGTAGAGCTGCTTCGCGCGATGAAGACCTCACGCGATGCAACTATAGAAATTTGAATTTTTTTTCCCCGAATCGCGTCGAATGAAACTTCGATAGTTTCACCCAACACCGTAAAAATAAGGCTTTCCCCTGGTTTTCTAGCTAGGCAGAGTCGCGGCATTACGCGACGCCTCGACAGAGGCTATATGTTCTGTTAAACGCAAGAGGTAGAGAAGATGTATTGAAATCCTGCATAATTTAGGCTTTTACCGCTAGCAGTAGTGCTGGCGTTACTGTCACAGAGTGCTGTCTATTGAGTGCGGATAATCTACGCTCTGCTGCTTTTTTATTACCACAGCACATAGTCCAGCTGTGAGAATCGTGCATTTCTTCGCGTGGAATCGCTTCCCAGAGTCCATTAGATGAATTCTTTGTTACTACCCAGTCACTACGCGAGTCGCGCAGCTCTGTTTCAATTCTAAGTAGTGCGATTCTGATCAAGTGCTGGGACTCCTTCCGCATGCTGATATCGTATCTGACGGCTTATCACTTCGGTTCGTTATGCTCTTTTTCTTTAGCCGCGTTCTGTTCTTTTCTCTCTTATCGATGCAGAACTAGGTAGGTTTACGTTTGTGCGAGCCAGCGTACGCTAAGGCGACGCAGCAAAACGTAACATCTCGTTAGTCTGCTGTCAATAGGTAAAATTTAATTTTTTTGTGGATAACTTGTGGATAACTTTGTAGCATTCTTGATATGTCAGCATATCAACGCAGAAAAGGCGCTGTTGGGGAAAGAGAAGCAGCACAGGAATTATGCGATTCTGTAGGGTTAATCGTCACTAGACAAGCTCGAAATGGCGTCGATGGTGGCGCTGACGTTGCTGGGGATGGCATCATCGTTGAGGTTAAACGCCGCGATGGTGGCTTAATTGTCGAGACATGGCTTCAACAGGCAGAACGCTCCAGAGTGCGGCCCATTGATGTACCAATCGTCATGGCACGCGCTGATAATTGCGCGTGGATAGTCAGTCTGCGTCTGGCTGATTTAGGCGACTTTGTCCAAGTAATCGAACAACATAGAAAGCAGCGTGAATGATACAAATCAAATTCCTAAGCGATGGCGTGGCAGGCGTTGGTCTGCTTTGGCTGCGTCTGTTCGCGCGCGTAATCCCATTTGTGAACGCTGTAAAGAACGCTTTAGTGAAGAAGTGCATCATTCCGTGCCTTTGCATAAAGGCGGCAGTCTTTACGATCCTCGCAACCTCGTTGCGCTGTGTAAAGAGTGTCATCATGAAATTACAACACGTCTTATTTCGCAAATAAGGGCGTCGAAATTTTTCCAAAATAACGAGCCAGATAAAAACCGCATTATTTCATCAGAACAGCGCCCTTTTTCGTCAAATAATGAGGGTATGCCCGAGGCCTCTCTAACGGAGGGTAC